CTAAGGAGGCGTAACTTCCCGGGTGTGCTTAGTATTGCGAGCCTTGTATCTGAAGAGAATACAAGACCGACAACTGAATTTATTCTTTAGGGTAACCCCTTTGGAACAAATCCCAGTTGGACACTGGCGCAAATTTGGATAAAGGTATGTTGCAATTACCGTTGGCAAGAGCCAAGGTTTTTGTAAATACTCTAAATGAGCATCTGGTCACAAAGTGACCTTTGTTCAAATAGCGGTAACTATCTATGGATGGCACATGTGCCATCTCACGGAAGTTACCCTTCATCCATTCTTTGTATATTGAGTACTCATCCTCACCTTGGTCGAGATACAGCATTAATTTGTCTGATATCCCAACTAAGACTGGGTGATTTTCTTCAATATGGACCCGTCTCTTTCCGATATGGGGTACTTTTGTTTGAGCTCTTTCAAGCTCAGACACTAGATCCTGAAATTCACTCTCCCTTGCAATAAGGGTCAAGGAATTTTGGGACTCTTCTGGAAGCAGAGATAAAATCTCTGCCCAACTCCCCGGTTTAACGTCTAGTAATGGACGCATTCCGGAGATTGGTTCTGGAAGAGCTAGGATATCGGCTAATATCTTGGAATTTTTATTCTTCGATACTAGATTTAGTACCCCGGGTTTGAGTTCTTCATCTGTATAGCCTCTCTCCCTAGCAATCCTTACCAATTCTATGAATTGTTCTGGCTTGTTAGGAAGCTCAAGAAGGAGATCAACTGGTAAACCAGTTATTTCTTCTCCTTGGTAAAATAATCTCTTAGCAAACTCGGTATTACCTTGTTTACTTTGAGTGCATTTTGAGAGACTAGCGGAAACACCTAGTCTGGACATAGCATTAATATATACATTGTATACATCAATATCTGTATCCATACTGTCATCACCAAGAACTAAATATTTATAGTTAGTTTTCCCATTTACATGGGCACACCATGCCTTTAAAGCATGATGTGTGAATGATGATACAGGCCATGAGCTTAGTAAGCCCATGGGGTTACCAGTTGCGTATCTAACCGATCCTTTTGGATGGTTAAATTCGCGATTACTGATAACCTGTTCCCAAAGATCACCCATACCTGGCCATGCTGTATTTATAACAGCTTTCTCTAGTTGCCTAGGGAAAGTGTCTGTAAATGCAGTCATGTCTGCCGAGTATAAGTCTGTACCTAAGCCTTTGATAAGCTCAGGTATAGAAGATTGTCGGAAAGTTACATCACCTTTCAGTTTACGCAGTCCTTCCATGAAGGATTTGTGTATACCTGAAAGTGCAGTATTACTCCACCAGTCTGCTATCGCGACTACGCGTGTTTTACACGCCTTGTCTGGTAACAAAACTAGTTTGGAATGATATTTGCCTGATGTAGTTGTCTTGTAATTATCAGGATTAAGACCTGGGACGCTAATGCGTAACAGTTCTTTAACTGATTTGTAAAGCATGGTAGAGGACTTTAAAGGTCCTAAATCATCTATACAACTAACAGAAGCTGAGCCGTTAGGCCCAGCTTTATTAGACATTACAAGATAACCTTGAGAAGGTCTGGAAGGTAACACTTTCATTCCTTTCCATGTCTTTAAGAACTTTGTTATATCATCAATCAGATCTAAATCTGGTTGAGTTTGACAAACTATGGTATCTACTTTGTATTCAGGTTCACACCTTAGTACGTCGATAGATCTCCATATAGATAGAACATATTTCTTATGCATGACAGTCGAGTCTTTATCAACTTTCCAAAGTATTAATTTACTAGGAAAGCCATCAGATCCCGCTTTGCGGAACTTGATGGGTGTCACAGTTTGTGTTAAAGCAAACTGGTGAATGATTAACCTATAAGCCTTTAAAAGCTTTATGGTATAATCATGGCCATGATTTGTCAAATTATGGTTTACAATTGATAAGAACTCTTCTACTCCGTGGTTAGGAGCTTTGGAATGTAATATGTTAATTTGCGTTAATGTTTTGGTTAATACCAAGCACCACCGTAAGTTAATTTTATTATGTTTCATAAATGTAGTTATTT